ACGGGCTGCACCGGCATGCGATCGGACCTGCCATCCGTGAGCTTGTGATGCTCGGCTTCGTCGAGATCACCGAGGCGGGCCGCGCCGGCAACGCGGAGTATCGCAAGCCGAATTTGTTCACACTGACCTATCGCCGCGCAAGCAAAGATGTGCGCGGCGACGGGACGCACGAATGGATGAAGATCAGCGAGGAAGATGCCGCTGTTGTGGCCCGGCTGGCGCGGTCACCGAGGCGGTCGCCAAAAACAAATTCCCAGTGCCAGTTTTTGCCAATTCCCAGTGACGGAAACCGGCACCGAAAACGCCGTTTTCATAGTACGGAAACCGTCACTACAGGCCATGGTACGGAAACCGTCACTACTCTCGATATATCGGGGAGGGTGGCACACACTGAGCGTCAGGCACCACGGGGGCGCCACGGCCCCGGCGGCGGAAGGCGGCACGTGAACGGCACCACGCTCCACGATCGGGGGCTGCCATGACCGACAACCGACAACCCAACCCGTCGGCGGTTGATGCCAAATGGCGGCTTGCGAATGCCGCCGCGCGTGATTGTCGGCATTGCGGCCGGTGCGGTGATCCGATCGCGGACGGGCAGGCGGTGTGGCGCGATAAGCTGATGCTGAGTCGCGGACCATTCAAGGGGTCGTACGCGATGGCCCCGCAATGCGCGCGTTGCAACAAAAGCACCTGGCGCATGTTCGGGCAGGCGTGTCCTTGCGAGCATTGTGGTCGGCCGGTGCATCACCTGCTGCGGCCGTCGCGCCGCCGCCGAAGCTTTTGCTGTGAAAACTGCGAGATCGCGGTTCGGGCCGGTGTCGCCAAGCGGCACCGTTCGGAGGCACGCGGCACGCGGCCGTGTGCGACCTGCGGCGAGATGTTCGAGCCGGCGCGGGCTGATGGGAGGTTTTGCGGCGGCGGCTGCAAGCAGGTGGCGTATCGCCGGCGCAAGGCCGTCGTTACGGATGTCGTTTGTCTATTTAAAACGACAATTGAGAGCCGTAACGCTGCCGAGCAGGACGCCAACCCCGAGCGGCAACGTCGTGCGCTCCGGCGGCGCGCGCAGCAACAGGAGCCGCACCATGACCGACAACCGACAACCCAACCCGTCTACGATTGATGCCGAGCGTGGCGCCCAGCTTTGGCGCGCGCTCTGTTCGGCCGCGACCCGGCGCGATGCGCGGACCGGACAGTGGCAGGTGATCGGCAGCGACGGCGTGGTGCTGGCCGATTGCGAGACCTCAGGGCAGGCCGAACGCTGGATATCGCTGCGCTAATTGTCAGTCCGGACTGACAATTGTCCCGACGTCGGGACAATTTCCAATTCTCGTTGCGCAACGAGAATTTAAGCGTCGGTTGCGCGAGGGTTCCAGTTGTCCCGGCGCCGGGACAAACGCTTGCGCCATGGCCGCGCCACCGGTTCCATTTGTCATCACGTGATGACAATCACTGGAAGTACCAGCGGTCCTTGATGCTCGCCGCGGTGCCCTCGGCGCCGGCCTTGGCGGACTGCGGCGGCCGCTCCAGCTTCAGATCCTTGAACACCTCGCCGCCCTCGCGGCTTTCCCGGGTGCGGTTCTTGGTGTCGCCGAAATCCACGGTGACCGCCGCGGTGCCCTTTTCAAACACGCTTTTCGCGGCCTGCGCCTTGTCGATCGCGGCCCCGGATCGCCGCGCGGTCGAGCTGGCCGCGCACCGCGCGGTGCTGCAGCTCGCGGAACGCCGCCGCGCCTTCATGGCCGCCGGGCCCGCCGCCCCAATCATTGTAGACCTCGCCCTGCCGCATCAGGCGGCCGCCGCTCCACGCCGCATTGGGATCGGTCGGTGAGCCCTGGTCGGTGGCGCCGCGCAGCAGATTGGAGCCCGCCAGCGCCACGTTTATGGCGCGGTCCATCCCCGCCGCGCGTGCCTTGTCGCGCGCCAGTTCAGCGACGCGTGCGGCCAGGAGCCCGCGGCGGATCGGCCCGTAGAACGAGCCGCCGCCCTCGACATCCCCGAACAAGCCCTGCTTCAGCGTGTCGCCGGTGTACGCGCGCGCCGTAGCCGAACGCGCCCCATTTGCCACAGTGACAATCGTGCTCGTCGCCGCTCATCCGATCAGCGCCTCAATGTCGATCGGCTTGACCGTCCGATCGCGCGACCGCAGGCCGAGCATCATGGCCAGCGCCACCGCGCCATCGATGCGAAACCGCGCCTTGCTCTTGTCGAGCTTGCGGTTCTCGGCCGGGTCCTTGGTGGCGACCGCGTTGGCCATGTTCCAGTTCAACACCGGATTGCCCGGATGAATCAAATTGCCTTCCAGGATGGCCAGCTCGAACGCGTCGATCGCCGGCCCCATGTCGCGATAGCCCTGGCCCCACGGCACCAGCCGCAAGCCGTCGCCGCCCTTGTCGCCGTCCTCGTAAGCCAATAGCCCGATGCGATCGAACTCGCGCAACAGATCCTGGATGCGCCAGCGATCATAGGCTAGGCCGCGAACCTTGTAGCGCAAGGAAAGCTCGGCGATGAACGTCGCCACCACCTCCGGATCGATGGTCACGCCGGGCGACAGCTTGAGATGCCCGGCTTCGGCCCATTCGCGATAGCGATGCGAGCCGGAGCCGAAATCGCGCTTGGCATGCTCGTCGAGCTGCTCGCGCGGCTTCCAGAAGAACGGCTGGATGCGGCACGGGTCGGAGGCCGAGCCGACCACCAGCGCGGTCAGATCGGCGACGCTCGACAGGTCCAAGCCCAGATAGACCTCTTCGCCGTCGATAAGCTCAGCGTCACCCTTGCACGCCACCCACTCGACCCTAGAGATCAGCGGCGCCGACGCCGACACCCGTTGGTTCAAAAACAGATTGCGCACCTTCGGCTCGTGCGATGGCAGCCGCTTGGCCTTGCGGATCGCGGTTATAAAATCCTCGTGGTCGCGAAACTTGCCCAGCGCCGGATTGGCCTTGTACCATTGCGCCTCGTCATCGAGATCGCAGTCTTCATCCGCCGCAAACAGATGACAGACAATGGACGGATCGGCTTTCGACAAGCCGTCATCGATCAGCCGCGACAGAATATGATCAGGATCGTTCGACTGCGTCGAGATGACGATGAACAGCGGCTCCTCGCGGGCGCCAAATGACGTGTCGAGCACGTCGTAGAGGTCACGGCTCTTGGCTTGCGCCAGTTCGTCATAGATTACGACCGACGGCAGATAGCCATGCTTGGTGCCGGCCTCGGCCGACACCGCACGATAGACCGTCCCGGTGCGCCGGCCGATCATGGTCTTGGTCGACGGCACGATGTCGACCATGCGCATCAGTTCCTTGTCGAGTTCGACGATCTGCTTGGCGAACTTGAAAATAATAGCGGCCTGGTCGCGGTCGTTCGCCGCGCTGTAGATTTCACCATGAATCTCCGCCACCGGGCCGACCAGATGCGCCAGGGTCAAGGCGGCGATCAGCGCCGTCTTGCCGTTCTTGCGCGCCATCGACAGGATCGCCCGCCGCACCACGCGCCGCTCGCGGCCGTCAGGTAGCAGGCGCTGTGGTTCATAGATATCGCGGATGAAGTCTTTCTGCCAATCGTCGAGCTTGAACGGCGCCCCGGCGCCGGTGCCGCTCGGCACCGTCAAGGTCTCGATGAACCGGATCACCCTGTCGGCCTTGTCTTTGCCCTTGGCTGTGCGCTCAACCCGCGATGAGTCCGGCAAATTTGGATTCCTCTCTCTCGGCGCGAACCCCCGCCGCGATCCGGGAGCGCGCCGCCGGCGTCAGGCCGAATTCGCCGGCATAGCGCACCATGTCGGAGGCCGCCTTGCGCACCACATAGACCAGCGGATTTTGCGCCGCTGCGCCGTACTCGGACTTGACAATCATGGCCCGCATCACCGGATCGTTGTCCTGCATCCGCGCCAAGGTCTCGGCGGCCATCCGCCATTGCCCGTAGGCGTGGCAATAGGCAGCGAGCGGCGCCAGATCGATCCGGGTCAGGACGCCCATGTGGTGCAGTTCGACGGCGACGATCCACCATTCCTCCGCCGCATACCCGGTGATGAACGGCGGCGGATCAGGAACGCCCGGCGCCTGCTCGGGCTGCATCACGTCGACGGTCAGCTTTTGCTTTCCCGGATTGCCGCGCAGTACCTTGAGCTGCGTTGGAAGTGGTTTTGGTCCTGGCATGCAGTTTCCTTGTGAGATCGTCGAAAGATTTGCCGTCGGCCTCGCGCTTGGCCTTCTCTCCGGTGAAATTCTGCCAACGCTCGATCGTCACGTCAACATAGGCCGGATTGATCTCGATCGCGTGACACGCCCGTGCCGTCATCTCGGCGGCGATGATGGTGGTGCCTGATCCGACAAACGGATCATAGACCGCCTGGCCTGGCGATGAGTTGTTCTCGATCGGCCGCTTCATGCATTCGACCGGCTTTTGCGCGGAGTGGCCGGTCTGGGATTTCTGCGGTTTGTCAATCTGCCAGAGAGTAGATTGATCGCGAGCACACTGCCAATGGGCAGTCGCACCCTGTTTCTTCTTGATCGCATACCAGCATGGCTCGTGTTGAACATGGTAATTGCCGCGACCGATCGGGAAATGCGACTTGGCCCAAATAATTTGCATCCGAATTTCGAAGCCAGATTTAACGAGCGAATTGAAAAACTCGACCTGTTTGGCACCAGGCGGGTGCCAGACATAGGCCACATCACCAGGGAATAAAGCATAAGCTTCAGACCAATCTGCTCGATCGTCGTTGACAACCTTCCCCACCGCCCGCCCAGCGCCATCGCGCCATGGCGTCGGGCTATTCTTGTGAGGCATCGCCGCATTGCGCCAAGCCGCGTCGTATTCCACCCCATAGGGCGGATCGGTCACCATTAAATGCGGCGCACTCCCGTTCAGGACGCGAGCCACATCGTTGGCGTTCGTGGCGTCGCCACAAAGCAATCGATGCCGGCCCAGTATCCAAAGCTCACCCGGCTTGGTCCGTGGCGCGGCTGGCGGCTCCGAGACTTCGTCGGGATCGGTCAGGCCGGCATGCGACCCCGTCAGCCGCGCGATCTCGTGCTCGTCGAACCCCATCAACAGCGTGTCGAAGCCCGCCGCCGCAAGGTCGGCAAACTCGATCTTCAGCAGCGCCTCGTCCCAGCCGCCGTTCTCGGTCAGCTTGTTGTCGGCGATCAGGTAGGCCTTCTTTTGCGCGTCCGTCCAGCCGTGAGCGACGATAACCGGCACCTCACCTAAGCCCAACTGCTGCGCAGCCAGCACTCTCCCGTGCCCAGCTATGATCATCCCGGCTTCATCGATCAGCACCGGCACCGTGAAGCCCCATTCGCGGATCGATGCCGCGATCTGCGCAATCTGTGCCTCGCTATGGGTGCGGGCGTTGCGCGCATAGGGCACGAGCTTTGCAACCTTGAAACGCTTCACCGCGTCGGCGGGCCACTGCGTGGCGGGCTGTTTTCGTTTGTTGATTCCAGGTTTGTGCAACATTTGGCTCGATCAACAATCCGGGGAACTTTCGGGGAACTTCCTAACTCTCGGGATTCAAAACGGGTTTTGTGGGCCGCTCGCCGAGGCCGCCCGCCCGAGATTTTTCGACCTCCCCCCCGGCCTTTTGCCGCGGCTTTGCCATGGCCCCGCGCGCAGATAATTACCCATGCGGGTAAATATCTCGGTCGCGCCCCATCATGTTCGGGTTTGGTGGTGCAACTTCTTCCACGATGCGCGAAATGTCCGCTTAGGTTACACGTAGATTTCGTGAAAGTTACATGTTCGCGTGATGCCACCGTAGTCACCCCCCCTGCCAACCACGAATAAAAAAGCATGTGAGCGAGCCGAACCGCCACAAGCGCTACAAACCCTAAAAATAATGTGCCAACAATGAAAGAAAGTATCTTCCAGGACGGCTCGGGGTTCTTTTTCTGCACCCGAACGAGGGCTGCAATCAAGCGATCGGTGTCTGAGTGAAAAGACCCGTGGCGGACATCGAGAGCGCTGCGAAGAGGAAGTTCTTTCAGTTCGGGCGGCAGTCGGTCGCGCGCGGCATTTTGGTCCCGTTAAGCAGAATGGGAATTACCGGAATGTCGCGCTGGAGGGCAGTACCAATCTCGATGCGAACAAAATCGTGCGGATCGTCGAGCCGGCGGCTGCCCTCCTCATCACGCGCATCGAGCCAGTTCGGTTCGATTACCGCGAGAAGAGCGTCACACCTCTCGACTTCGGCGGTCAGCTGCTTAACAAAATTCGTGCCGAGCCGCATGCCGTCTACATCCATAAAAATGTTTTTGTAGCCAAACGTCTTAGCCAGCCGATCGTGAACGCGTCCTGTGTCTCCGGCGGCGTCATCGCGACGATAACAAAGGAATATCTTCCGTTCTTCCGGTAACACTCCCATGGGCTTTACCCCCCGGAAATTGCGCTATCAAAATTGCACTATCAAACGGCAACTTCGGAAGGATAGCACACTCCACGTCAATCGTGGTTGGGAGAATACAAAGCCAAAGAAGCGTTGGGCGATAATTGATCAAAACTCTTGCCACCTTATGCAGCTCCATCGGCACCGCGACGCCTTGCTCTCGCAGCGAAGTTGGCCGAAGGCAATGCGAGCGTTTGGTTGCCCGTTAGCGGGATGTTGCCGCGCGGCGGAAAGAAGTGCCGCACACCGAAGACGGCACTTCTCCTCCCGCTAACCGCGGGTCAAAAATTCGGCCTCGGATCGCCCTTCGGCAGGGCACCTTAGGACAGGGCTCACTCTCGCCGTGGTGATTATAGGTATCCTCTGGAAAGAGCTTGACCAGAAGTACCCGAACCAAAGAGGCACCTACCACCTTTGTCGCCGAAAGATTCCTCCACCCTTAGAATCTGATGCCGAGGTTTTTTCTAAAAAACCCATTTTCCCCGCCAGATAAGCCACCACCAAATACTCCACCGTTCTTATTGATGGCATCAACGGATATGCCGGTTGTTGCAGCAAGAGCTGCAGTAATTCGCTGGAATTCTTCGTCTTCCCTGAATGCGTAAAGGATGGAAGGTAAAGACGCGAAGCGTACTGTATACACATCCTTAGACAGATCCTTAGGGTCGAACGTGACCTGACACATCTCGAACGCGAAGATGAGCTGGTCTTTCGGAATGTCCCTGTAGCTGTTGAAATAGGAGAGCAGGCGTCGATCGCCTCAGGCCGCTAGGCTTGAGGTTGCGAATCGCAAACCGAGAGCGAGGAGATCGACGCCATGACGCA